AGCCTATATCTGCTGCGCCGCCATAGATTTTTTCGGCTCCAGTTGGACCGCCGGGGTAAAACTGCATTTTTGGCATTAACTGAGCCACACCTTGGCCTGTGAATGCATTTTTAAAACTTCTGCCAGCCCCAGTAGCTGTGTCAAACGCCTTATCAAAGGCATAATTACTAAAGGGTTTTTCACTGGTATCTCGCGGTGGCGCAACATATCCTTCTGGATCTGCGACTGGAACCATCATTGGATTGAATTTTAAGTAATCAGCATACGCCTGTGATGGAATATTAGGCTGTCCATCTGGACGAAACGCACCTTCGGGGAATCTTTTATCTGCCATATCACCAAGCCTTACATGACCAGTATCTGGCCTTAGTTTTGGGACCGGGGTTATCACAGTTATGACGCGCCCTAAAGTTAGATCGACGGCCCTTCTGGGCCTTCTTAATGGTCATCTTGGGATCGCCAAAGGTCACGCGCTTTACCTTGTCGCCATCCTTCACATAGACCACAGACTTTTTTTTGCCGTAAGATGTCTCGCCCTTGGAAATACGGCGCGGTTTATTCAGCGATACTTTTTTGCCTTTGTACGTTGCCATTATTTTTTTTCCTTGGGTAAGACACCAAAAAGTTGCTCTAATAAAGCATCATCTTCTGCGGATTGATTTGGATTATAATTTAACAATGGAGTATCTGTAGGTTCATCAAAATCAATTAAACGAACTCTTGCGTTTTGCTCACCTTCTGATGCTAATTTTGTTAGCCTGTGGTGACCATCAGATACAAATAACTCATTATTCTTCTTTATAACTAATGGGAGAGATCCAGAGCTTGATTCCGTTGTTTTAAAGTCTGGATTTACATTGGCTTGTGAAGCGTACATTGATCTAATCGGAAGAGTTGTTACTTCACCTTGCGCCATGCCAGAACTTAACCTTTTGTTTTCAAACTTATTTAGAAGTGGACCAACTGGCTTCACATCTTTAAATATAAATCCAGTTTGAGTAGGATCTATTTGTGGCGGCATTGCAGGCACAACCTCTTGCTCATCCTTAATAATCTGTATCTTTATGCTATTAGCCCTTCTAGGGTCTATTAGCCTCTGACGCGCAGCTCTATCCAGAAACTCTGCTAGAGCCTCTGGAGAGGCGTCTTCTAGCTTCTTAGGGTCAATAGCAGAATCTTTTGCGAGCTGCTCAATCTTTGGGTTTGAACGAACTTGGAAGCCAACCAGCTCACGTCCCAGAGATTTTGTTAATCTGCCTAATGCACCAAGACCAGCCATTACTTTTTCTTCTTCTTTTTCTTCATTTTTTTGAAGTCAGCACCAGTAATCTTGTTTTTTGGCTTGGCTTTAGATGCGATCTTTTTTTGCGCTGGGCTTAGTTTTTTCATTTCTTATGCACCTTCTGAATATCAAAGGACGCCTTCTTAACAGCGCCTTTATGTGGTTTGTATTCACCTTTCATCAGCTTGTAGCCTTTTCCAGACTTCATCCAATGGTATCCCTTGGGAGCTTCAACTGCTTTTTTTACCATTATTTTTCCCTCACAATATTCATCATCATATCTATAACAAGTTTTTGTTCATCTGTATAATATTCTGGCTCCCATTGTTTTACAGCGTAACCACGAATAAACGCATCCAATCCAGAAACATCTAACCATTTTTCAAACGGTCTTTTTTCCCCATAGTTTTCTTTAGCATATTCATAGCGTGATATATCATCTTGAATTTGTTGAGGAGTTTTTATACTTTGGATTACATCACGCAATTCTGCATATTCTTTGCTTCTTTTTGGTGCTGAATGTAGAAACTCACCAATTATTGCGTTTTGCAATTCTTCGCCTTGTAGTTCTGGGTCAAAAATATCTATCATTTCTTCCCCAGTAGGGCTATCTTCTGGTGAATAATACTCCATTCTTCTTTCATCTAAAGTGCCTTGGTCACGCAAATCACGCACCGTAATGTCACTAAACATTGGATACTGATCTTTGATCCCAGAAAGAACGCCAAGTTCAGACATTACTTCTTGCCTTTCCAGTTTACGCGCTTTGCGGATGTCTTGCGTTTAGCCGCTGACTTAGCCGATTTGCTTTTGCATTGCGCCATTGTTGGCCGACACGCAGGGTAGCCACCCTTAGTACGATCAGACCTACCACATGCGGCACCTGTCTTGCAATTAACCCAGCCTTTGCCCTTATTGCGGCCAAACCACTTGCGTAAGCTATCGCTGCTGCTACTTTTTTTTGGCACTTTTCTTACCCCAGTTCTTTGCGCCTACTTTTCGGCATTTTACTAAAGCTCCTGACCCATAAGCTGACGGCCACGTCCCACCATTGCGCGTATACCGCGCCTTTACTTTTCTATAACATGCATCGCGTTTGGGCTTTTTTGCTGGCATTATCTGCTCCACTTGTGGAAGAAGTTTGTTCGTATTATAATGTCTTTTTGGGAGAAAGGAATAAAATTATGGATGATGTAGACTTGGCTAGAGAGCTGATAATACTCAAGGCCAAAGATTTAGGAATGGACGATGAAAGCCTTAATGAGCTTGATGAAGTCGTTTGCAACATACTTGGAATTAAAGACGCAGATCCATTCATTTGGCCAGCCTAGCACGGTATTTCAAAATACGTTCTATTCTTTCTGGCGTCATCTTCACAGCAGGGATTTTTGTCTTTATAGCATGTGTTTTATGGGCTTCGTTCAATGGTTGTCCAGATTTTGTAAACCCGCCTTCCATTCCTTTGTAAATGTCATCAAAAATTAACCCTTGCGGCACAATGGGCAACGACCCAAAGTATTCCCCCTTAATTTGAGTGTTGTATGTTGAGTGAGGAACATTTGTTTTAGGTAAATTACCTTTTGGAGTGTTGAACATTAGGGGCGCTGATGTGTCTATTTTTGATGCGCCTAGACCAAACATACCAGCAGGCATTTCTCTTTGAGTTGGATCTGTAACACTGTATCTAGCTTCCGCTGGGCTTGGAAAGCCTTTATCCTGCATAGGCTTACTATCCATCAAACGGATAAAAGCCTTTCTTTTGGGAGAAGTTGTTGTTTCAGCCCACTCCCTGATTTTAGGTGACAAAACACCAACAAAATCAGGATCGACCTTTTCTTTCATAATTTTATCAAATTCTTTAGCTGATTTTTTTGTAATTTTTGCGTGTTTAATAAGCTCGCCCATTGATGCCCCAGTCATGGTAGCAAAATCGTTGGCGTCTGGGGCCATGCTTCCAGTTACTCCAAGAATATCTGCGCCATCAAATTGTTCAGCAAACTCTGTCGCTCTTTCGTCAATACGATCAATAATATTTTTATTCGACGCCCAGATTGCACCATCAGTTTGCGCGGCAGGGCCACGCATAAAGTCTACTCCAGCCTCAGTATAAACTGGCTCATCAAAAGTAACATCATTCACGCCTTTTATAAGTAAACCGCCAGAAGTTCTGTCGCCGTATAACGGTATGATAAATTTACCTTCCGTTTCCTGCCAAGAAATAGGTTGTCTAGGTAAATTTTCATTTAAATCTGTAAAGTTAACATCTGTATCAGAAACATAAACGTCTTTCATTCTTGTTTTTTGATACTTGAATGGATCTAGATCAGCCTTGTTAGCTTCTGTTGCAATTTTTTTAGCATATTTGGCTATTGATGTAAAAACACCCATCTACTTCTTGCCCTTATATCCAGACGCCCTAATCGCACGGCCCTGCTTCTCCGCTTGGGCCTTAGTCTTATAGACCTTGCCCTTGCTGCCCCATCGGTAGCCGCCCTTGACCTTGCGAACAGGCATATTAGCCGCCCAAGATTTCGTTCATCAGCTCATGGACATTGCCGCCGCCAAGCCGCATGACCTTTACCTTAACGTCACCCTCTTCAGGCATCATCATTTTGTCGTGATGGCAGTCGCAATCGTCTTCACCTTCACAGTCGCAATCATGCTCATACTCTTCATCGTATTCATCGCCAAGCATGTATTCTTGTTGGCAGAGCAATACAAAGTTTACGAGCTGCTCTTCAGTCATGTTCAAACCGTCAGCGTCATGCGGAAAACCCATTTTTGCAAAGAACAGATCTGCGTTTTCTTCCATATTTTCTACATTTATTTGAGCCATTTTAACCTCCTTTATGGGCGCATTCGTGGGCGCATTGATGTCATTGGGGCTGCACCCTCTTGTTGCATCTGGTTCATATTATACATCTGCTCTTGCTCTTCACGCAGACGCTGGAAATATGCATCCTCTTCTGCCATTTGACGCTCTGCGTCTGTCATGGGTGTGATCTCGCCGCTAGATCTTGCAGCATCCATTTGTGAAGGCGTCATACCCTCCATTTGGCCATCAACTTCGTAAGACATTTCCATATCTGGCATCGCGCCCACGACACTCTCAAACATCTCACGCTCTTTATCTGATAGAACGCCGCCGTTTTGAATGCGTTGACCAATTCCCATCAACTGTTGAGATGATTCTTCATCCATATCACCGGGGCGAATATTTTGGAGAAACTTCATCACCAGTTGAAAGTCTGGGTTCATCTGCATTTCTTCGTCCATAGTCTTAATCCTTTTCTATATTCCTGCACCAAAGGGGTTGTACCTGTCTTCGTATTCTTGCGGCCCATCAAACTCCATTTGATAGCTTGCGTCACTCAAAATTGTATTTTGTGTCTTAGGAAGACCGCCGTCTGTGCTAATAACATTACCCGCAGCATCATATTCTGTTACATTACCCATAGCGTCTGTCATCTTATATCCTGAGACATATTCTTCTTCCCCAGTATCCATTACCACATCACTACCTGTAGCAGTGTTGGCAAACTGACCCATCTCTAGATATTCACCATCAGGGGTTAAGTATGCCTTAGATCCATCCGCAAGTGTGACTTCACGAACCAGTTCATTTATTTTCTGACCGCTGGCGTATTTACGCAAATAGCTTGGGGAATATGCACCTAAACCACCACCCTTGTATCTTCGGGTATATGTCTCAGATGTGGGGCGTGTACTATATGTGTTCTCACGCCTAAATTGATCAGACGGCATACCCTCACCGACAAGACCCGGATCATTGGAGCCAGATTCACCTCCAGTACCACCTATTGTGTAACCCGGACCCGGTGCAGTATAGCCAGTTCTGGCGGCTATACTCCTGCGTGATTCACCTCGCGAAAGATCCCTCAATGCCCCATAAGCCATACCGTAAGGAGTTTTACTTAAAAATCCAGCAATTCCAGTCGGAGCTAAACCAGATCCGTAGGGCGTAGCACCTATTGAATTAGATATCCCAGACGCAAAGTTTCCTTGCAATCCACCGACAGCCGCCGCCTCTTCCGCTGTAACAAAGCCATCAGCATTTGTATCAGCCGCACGACCACCACTTCTAGCAAAGCCAGCACCAGCAGAGTTTATTCCACCGCCATCAAACTTATCTCTGGTGGCAGATACAACTGTACCGTCAGCTTTGGTGTATCCCCACTTATCATCTGTGTTCGTTGCACTATTTATATTCGCTTCAACAGCTTCTTTTGTTAAGCCTGTTGCCGTCGCTGTAGCAGCTATTGTTGCTGCTCTAGCTGCTGCTGCTTTTTTGTCTGCTATTGCCTTGGCCTTGGCCTCAACTGATTTTGGCCTCGACTTGGGTCTGAATGCTGCTAATTCAGGATTTGATTGAGATTTCACTCCCGCCGTCTTAGCGGTTTGAACGGCTTTGTCATATGCAATAGCTGCTTCTACAACAGCATTTTGGGCGGCAGATCCAGCCTTAGTACCTTGGGCCGCTTTTTCTGCTGTAGATAAGGCACTTCTCGCCTTTGCCCTAGCAACATTTGCTGCAAGTTGAGCGCCTGTGGCTACTTTGCCATCTGCATCCGCAACCCCACCGATCTCGCCTTTATCTGCGCTGTAGCCTGTTACATCATTCAGGCCTTCCGCTTCATCCATACCACCTTCGCCACCGCCGCCGCCGCCGCCTTCGAAAACAATCCTTGGCATAAATCCAAGGCCCATCATCTCCATAAGTCTAGTCATGCTACTTTCCTATGCCATTTTTCATCGCGCCTGCCACCGTCTGGGTATATACGCACACCATTCCCAATTTCTTTATCAGGATATTTCTTTGACACAGCCAATCGAACATCCCTAGCAAACTTAATAACTTCTCGGAAACCAAGCCTACACTGGAACTTAGTGAAGTAAAAAACTTCGCCGTCTTCCCGCGCATACGCCTCATCTCCATTCCACAAGTCACTGTCTATCTCTTCCTGAGTGAAAAATCCATAGGCGCAAAACCCTGTCACTTTTCCATCCACCCTATGAACCAAACACTTACCGTGCTTTATTGCATAGTACACAGAATTTCTCTGGCTCCAAACGCTTTTCTTCGCGTAGTACGGATCATTTAAGATCAAATCCATCACAGCGCCAAGTAAGCAGTGGTCCATTTTAAAAGCTCAGGTTGTAATTAAATCCGATTGTGGGGTCAGATTTATTTGAATCGGAATACTCAAATCGGCCACCTTTGCCGACATTTATGCCAAGTGTGCCAGAGTAATAGGGATCTGAGCCACTTTGTTTTTGCCGATTTGCCGTGACATCAAACATTCCCATGCGAGCGCCAATCCCGATCTTGGTGAAAGTCCCTACGTTTGAATTGCTAAAAGTTTGGTTCATGCTGGGGATATTCACATTTTCATCTGTAAATGTTCTAGCCCCAAGTAAAGATCCAGTCAGATCAAGATCGCCATCCATGAGCTGTAAGTCGCCGTCAACTCCAGCGCGAATGGTTTTTGATCTGACATCTGAGCTTAGAAAATCATCTGAAAAGTTTCCCCTCTGATCAGTGTACCCAATAGATGGGGTAATAGACCCCTCTTCGCCGCCAAATGTCTTTTTGATGTTGGCCTCTAAGATAGAGCCGCTTGGACCTGAACTGTATCGAAGATCACCAGAAACTGGCAGATCAAGTCCAGTCATATCAAGGCTCAAATCTCTTTTATTGTTAGGCATCAACCCATCCTTTGTTGTGGCTGTGGTTGTGGCTGTGGTTGTGGGGGCTGCGCTGCCACATTCATCTGTGGTTGTGGCATTGCGTCTGCAATTGCACTCAATGCACCCATATCACCAGCGCCCATCCTCTCGCGGATCTCTGCGACTTTGTTCATCAGGTATTTATTCATATCCATTGGAGGACCACCTTGTGGTCCACCCTGCGCGGGAGAAGGCACAGGGGGACCACCTTGTGGACCCTGCTGTGGTGGCAATCCACCAAAAGCAGCAGGATTAATTGGAGGGAGCCTATACTGGGGGTACATTGTTTTTAATTGCCTCCATTTGGATTTTAGCTGCGTTCTTTTCTCGTTCAAGCTGCAATTCTGCCTCTAGCTTGGTGACCTTGGCCTGCAAATCGGCTTGTGCCTTGGCCATGTCGATCTCCATATCCTGACGCGCCTCTGCCTCTTTGATCTGAATATTCGACTGAGCCTTGGCCTGATCTGCTTCGATCTGGGCTTGTGTTCTCGCCTTCAGAGCTTCTGTCTCCAACTTGGCCAGTTCTTGTGCGTATTGCAACGGATTTCCTTGCTGCCCTTGCTGACCACCCATGCCTCGGATTGCTTCGATCTGCTTCATCTGAGGTGACGCAGCCACAACTTGCGCTGCACGTTGGCTGATCAGGCGATCTTGCTCTGGATCTACATCCTCGAACTTGATCATCTTTTCTTTGAAATCGGGCAGTGGCGGCATTGGCATATTGACACTTGCTGCCATGCGTTGGCGATACAGCAGCGCGATATGTTCTGCGATGTGTGCGATCAACACAGGCTGCATTGCCTTCGCGCCGGGGTTGCCTGCCAGTGATGGATCTTGCAGGAACTGCATGTGAACCGCAATGTGCGCGTCATGGTCTTGCTCTGGGAATGCGCGGATTGGTTTGCCGTACATCACGCTCATGTTCTCATCAATTGGGTCCATCTGAACAGCGTCTTCTGGCTTCTTCAGTATCTCATCGATGTTTGGTATGCGGATCGCTTCGTACATCCGCTTATATGCTGAATACAAATCATGGAGCTGGGGAGCAGATCGCGCCATTTCCAAGACAGCTTGTGCCTGTGCGATGCGCTGGGCTGTAGAAAAGATATTCGGGTCCGACACTGGCACGATGTCAATGCGATCATCAAAGTCGCTGCGATAAATAATATTTGCCGCTCCAACCTTTGCAAAGCTGAACTCATCAGGCAAGTTCTCTGCGTTCAATTCAGCCAGCAGCTTGAACTCTTGACCCTGTGCGTAGTGCAACCTTTTGTGGATTGCGCTGAATGCCTTGGACCCTTGCTCAATCAGAGCGACTGTAGATCCAACTGGGGCGTTGGGGTTCACGTCACCGACATTGAGATCTGCTGTACTAGCAAATCGCTGACCAGCATCAACCATGTAGCCAAGCAGATTGAACAGAGAACCCGAAGGCTCCTTGAACGGCAGCGGCATGATCGCCTTGTTGACATCATCAACTGTACTGTCGAGATCCACAAATTCACCGGGGCTGATCTGCATATCGCCGCCATTGACACGGCCACGCAATTTGAATCCACCCTGCATGTTCGCAAATGCGGCACTGTCGAGCAGGGCGCGGAGCGATCCAGTCGCTGCTTTGCCCAAGCCACCGATCATGTGGTACAGTCCAAAGCCATAGAACCCTAGACCGGGCAAGAACTTGTAGCTCACAAACCAGTCACGGCGCTTCTTCATCTCATCGTCTTGCTTCCAGTTGCGTCTAACACTGACAACGCGCTGGTTTTCATAGTCGATGGTTATGACATATGGGATGGCGACAGCATTTTCGTCTGCCTCATCGCTATCCATTTCTTTGCCATCGATGCCCTCGAACAAATCATAGACGTGCATTTCGAGCAGCGTCATCACATCGTCTTGGCTGTTGTCGCTGTATTCATCGACGCCTTCGATCTCTCCGATCACGTCATCAATAGGATCGATGCTATCACCAATGTAGGCTGTCGGGAGATAGTAACCGTTCTGGACGTAGCGATTGAAATCATTCTTCGGCATACGGATGACGTGAGTGTAGCGTGGGCTGGTGTAGAGATCCTTGCTCTCTGGAGCCACAACAAAATCTTCAGCCTTTACGAACTGGCTGCACTGCCGATCCATGTTGGCATCCCACCAGACCTTCTTGAAAGTGTGGCCGATCAGCGGAAGGTGAAACAGCATTTGGTCCAGATCAGGGAAATACTCAGGCATTTCCTGCGTGATCTGGTAATTCATAAACTCGCGCACTCTGCGAGCTTGCTCTTCCATTTTTTCGTCTGGCTCACCAACGATGACAGATTTGACTGGACCGCCTGATGGGTACAGCTCCGCGACAGCGCGAGCGTTGAACTGGGTAGCTGCCTCTGCGATTAGTGGGTGGATAACGATGGACAGACCGCGAGTTGCGCGTTCATCTTCGCTTTCATCAAGGCCACCGTCTGGGTCTAGCGTCTTCAAGCCTTGCTTGTAGCGATGCTCCCACTCAGATCTGGCTTCCTTATCGTTCTCAAAGAACCCGATCAGCTCTTGCGCCTTGCGCTCCAGCTCTCGTTCATCGATTGCTTCTGCAAGGTTTTGATCAAACTCTGCGTCCTCGACTTCCTGCATCATGTCTAATTCTGGATCACCAATCAGGACATCGCCGTCTGGCAGCTCTTCGATCATTAGATTGTCGGCAGGAGCGCCTTCAGCAAATGGGATAATGTTTTCTGGTTCAGCCATACATCGTCATCCTTCTAGTCTCTACAAAATCGTCATCATCGGGATCTTCGCTATGCCCAACAAACCATCCTCTGCGTAAGCGTAACCAAGCCTGAGTGCATGTATCAACAACATCATCATTCGGATGTGCTGGAAACGCCGCGCATATATCAATTAAATCTTTAGCCCACTTTCGATTGGAAGGGAAGAAAATCCTGCCATCTTCCAAAAGTGCGCTCGAAGCATGGGCGCGAGCTTCCTTGTCTCGGTCTGGGCTGTAGGCCAGAACTGGTACGCCTGCCATGCGTAAATCTTGCAGGAGTGACTGGCCTGACGCCTTCTTCTCAATCAGCACTGCGTCAGGCTCCCAGTCATCGTATGCCTCTTGAGCCAAGCGCCGTAGGTCAGGATAGCTGACTTTGTCGTACCAACACTCAAGCACAATAGCGCAATCGTGGCCGTTGTGTTTAAACACGCCCCACGTTGTTCGTGCGCTGAAGCTGGAGCTTTCCTTGGCTTCGAATGCGGTATCGTATGATTGCAGCACATATTCGATGTCAGGTAAGTCTTCCTTCTCCCAAGGAACCCACCAGCTCGCCTTTAGGATTCCACCACCTTTTGGCGATGGGCGCTGTTGGAGCTGCCCAGCCGCTGCGTAGGAGCCAAGGCTGCGCTCTAGGTTTGACAGTGTCCTGTCATCGATACGTTCAGGCCAGAGCAGCTCACCCTCCTCTGTGCGTGGATCTGAGAACCCCAGCATTGACTGGCTTGGCGTTGGGTGACCAATTTCATATCGGGCAGGAAGGCACAGGTGATCCCACTCATCACCAAGCTGATTTGAGAGGATATGCCCGGTCAGATCTTGCTCATGGACGCGCTGCATTATGATGACGAATGCGCCAGTGCGGGGATCGTTGAGCCGCGTCTGCATCGCCTGATCCCACCACTCCAGAACGCCTTCACGCACCTTGGAGCTGTCGCTATCCACTACGTTGTGCGGATCATCGATACAGATGATGTCACCGCCATCGCCAGTCAGAGCGCCACCGACAGACGTTGCTATGCGGTAGCCTGTCCTGTCGTTCTCAAATCTCTGCTTCTGGTTCTGATCGCCAGTCAGCGCGAACCTGTCACTGAAGTGCGACTGATACCAAGGGCTATCGATTAGTCGGCGGCACTTGGTGCTATCTCTGATCGACAGAGAGCTTGCGTAAGAGGCATACAGGAACTTCTTGTGTGGCTGGTGGGTCCACGTCCACGCTGGCAGCGCAACGGCCACGCTGATCGACTTCATGTGGCGTGGCGGCACGTTGATGATCAGTCGTTTGATGTCTCCCTCGACAACAGCCTGAAGGTGATCGCTGATTGCATCGACATGCCAATTGTTCTGGAAGTCTACGCCCGGTTCAATCGTCGGCCATGCGTTCTTCGTAAACTCCCTCAATGAGCGGCGGTATTTCTCTGCCCTGACTTGCTCCAGAGTTAGATTGCTCAAAAGCTCTTTCAATTGCGCTGAGTTCATTGATGCCAATCCTTGTCAGATCTAATGTTACTGTGTTTTCTGTTTCTACTTTATGCTCTTGCTTATCCACCCAGCCTGCGCGGTTCTTGAGGTAGAAGATCATCGCAGTGTTATCACGATCTATCGTGGCCTTTTCATAGAGAGCATTGGTGACTTGCTGTACGCCCTCGGCCTCGCCACCTTTTATTGCATCCAAGAAATCCACATTTTGTTCCTGAATTTCAAAGAATTTAGAGCGTGATATACCCAGCGCAGCAGCACACTGCTCCTTTGTCAAACCCTGCGCCATGAAACGCCTAGTGTTCGCCAGAACTTCCTCTGTGACCTCGAACCTCGGCCTACCGACAGGGTTCTTTGATTTTTTCTTTGCCATGTGAGTACCTTTCTCAGTTAGAGCTTATTTTATAATTTCAGAAAAAGAAAGACCCGCCGAAGCGGGTCAGTTGACCAATCTGTCACAGGCATGATGGATTGGAGAGCAGTAATGTATTTGATCTATCACAACGCAACCACTGTAACAAGCAAAACGAAAACTATGACTGCAAACGCTGATCCTGCCATCATTTTCTTTGACCATCCTCTGTTTGGTTTATCTGAGTGAATATCGACGTGGCCTCGCAGATTGATTGAGATCCACTCACCAACTCTTGCTGGCGCTTCACCGTACTGAGTGTGAACCCAGAGGTGATTTGATCCTGCACGTTTGGATGTATTTTCTGCAACCCAATCTGGGAAGGTTGATTTGAAGCCAGTGAACTTCCAAGATTTAATGATCATCATTTATCTCCAAACATTTTATTCATCAGGCTCTCACCCTTTGGCGTGAGACTAATGCTTCGGTGACGCCTATCATCATGCATCATTTCGATTTCGATTAACTCTGCCGCCTTGACTTGGCCTCTGCTATTGCTTGATAGCGAGTGCAGCAATCTATTGAGAGTAGATTTCTTCATACCTATTCTCTCGGAAAGATCTGCGCTGGTGATTGGCTGGTTCTGGCAGATGATTGAGAACACCAACATGTGATTGATTGATGTCTGAGTTGAATCTAGAACGCCCAAAAACTCTTGGATTTGATTTTCCATTCTATTCATAGCACCACCGCAAATATTAATATTAGATAGAGGGTCAGCATTAAGCATAACCCTCCAATTATATCTCCCCATATCCCGAGGTCACACTCCATTTCGCGGAGCATTTCTTTTAGCCTATCCATTATTCAACTCCTCATTTGCGTGTGCATCACGCACCAATTCCAAAATAAATTCACTCACGGTTTCACACTGCAATCGCCTCGCCTCATTGCCAAGCCAGTTTACCTGATCCTCACTCAAGGCAGCGCAGATTGATGAGATTGATCCCAACCGCATATATGTCTGCCGACCAAATTGTTTTGATAACTGTGACTTCACGATGGGCGGTAGAATTTTTGCCTCACGCCCACGGCGAAGTGCTGAATTGACTTTGTTAAATTTGAAGCCTGTTTGCTGAGATATTTGTCTTGCTGACAAACCATCCTTAGAAAGCTGCCAGATCTTCAAAGTGTCTGGCTTCCTCGAATAGCTCCGCAACAATTCATTAATGGATGTCTTGATCATACCGTAACCTCAACATCGATATCACACTCATCGCCTTCCTGTTCATTCAATTCCAATGCCCTTTCGAGAGCAGACTCATACGTGGGGAAAGTTTCGATAACTTCCTCACCATCCTCATAGGTTTTTCTGATGATCACCTTCATTCCGCTTCCCCCTCGATTTCACGAAGCGCACGTTTCAAGGATCTCTTGATGCGCTTCGCACGATCTGGAAGAACAAGACCGTCCAACCCTTCGATCAGCCATTCGAGTTCTTGCTCTGTGGCTGACACTTGGACGGCAGGGAGTAAGCACACCCCACCATCGATATTTGTTTGCTGAATAAAATTCATGCCGCCTCCTTTTTTGAGAAGGCAGCATAAAGATCTCTGGCCGCTTCGTGCCAAGACTTTTTGGTGACTGGGCTTTCGCCTCTGACGTGATGCCAAGTTGGGGTATCGCGTGTTGTGCCACATGGAGCTGTTGTGGTTTTATAGATTTTGCCGATCACGGTGTAATGATCCTCACCGTAACGCTTCCAGAGGATAATCCCTTCTGCGTATTCTCCAGATCCCTCAACGCGGCATCTGATGTCGAAGCCATTCTTTTTGTATTCCATTCTGCGTATAGACATGTGTTGTCTCCCTCTCTCTATAAAACATACATAAGACATCTGTCATAGATTGCAAGGGGTCACCGAAAGTTTTTAATGTATTTAATGCTTATTTATTGCAGTCTGGCTGACTGCACTTATTCACCCATCCCAAACCCCTTATTCTTATAGTATATATAATAGATATATTATTTATTACATTACTACATACTACCTACCATACCCCTCTCTCTGATACATATGGGGGGGGTATTAGGCACTATAGGTGACTGCATTATTGCAATAAATGCAATTAATACTAAGCCATTGTTTTAAATAGAGAATACACCGTTATTTAAAAAAGCACTAAATACTGCAATAAATAAAGGCACGAAAAAAATAATTTAAAATAATTTGCATATAGCCCTTGATCATGAGGGCCAGATGTCCTACGTTACTTGTATAGGGCAATGAAGCCCACTACTTAGGAGATACAAAATGACAAAACGCAAATTCACAAAATTAAATAAAACTGGATCTTTTGGCGGCAACGTCTATTCGTATCGCGGCATTGAAATCCACAACGACACCAGCCCAAACAACCCTTATGGTGAGTGGAGAGCGAAGGGATGGCCATACGGTAAAAAGTTGTGGGAGTTTGCCAACACCCGCGAGAGAGTTGCCGAGCATATCGACAATACACTCGCTCGCCTTGACCGTGAGATGTGGGATGAAATTGAAGAGGTGACGACATGACACCAGAGCAATTCAAAAATGCGCGACGCGCGCTTGGATACAGCCAGCAATCTCTGGCAGATGAGTGGGGCATGGGACAGAACGGTAACCGCACCATACGCCGATGGGAGAGCGGGGAGAGGCCGCTGAACCCAGTCGCCGCTTACGCCATACAATTAATGGTAGATAATATG